TTAATTCTGGCAAAGTACCAAGTATCCGGTTGTAAGGGAATTGATCCGATCGTATAGTCTTGGACATTTGGAGTATTTAAAGCGACAACAGGAGAATTTTGAAACAATGCAACTTGTCCTGCTGTTTCGTAAAGAAATATCCCAGTTCCAATGTTTTCCGAACCAGAAAGTTTGAAACGTAGAACTGCATCTACATCAACAACAGACTGTAAATCAGGTAGCAGTGAATAAAAACTTACTTGTACTATTTGTGATGGTTCATTTGGTGTTGCTGTTAACTTCAGAGTCTGATTTTCAGAAATTACACATTCTGCTATAGCGTCTTCCGGAGCAATAATTACTTCCCAATCAGGTGGAGCTTCGCCGGGAGTATAATTTTTAAAATCCCAGAAAAACTGCATTACATTCACCCGCCCTTCATCGGGACTCTATGTATAAAGAAGCCCGTATAAACACGGGCTTTAACCATTACTCGGAACAATCGCCACCGTTACAGTACCGGCGCTGGCAGGTCCGGCTTCCGGTTCAATAACCACTTCAAAACCTCGTTTGATCATACCGAAACCGGCAGCGATGCCGCCGTCTGCTTGAGCTGCGACGGTAAATTCATGCAGGTAAACTTTGAACGTCTGATCGTAAATCTTGACATTCGCAAAAAGTTTGACCGTCACATCCACATCCAGCGGNTTGTNCACAAACACTGCCACGCCTTGACCTTGAAGCTGGGAAGAGAGGTCGATGTCGCCGATACCTCCTTCCACAGCGTAGCTGACCGTTTTAGCGGTAGCTTCACCAGCGGCAAAATCGACATCAAAGTGTTTGACAAGACCTTGCTCAGCGGGAATAGCCATATAATCACCACCTTAGTTAAGTACCTACTCATTTTAAACCGCACGAACGCCAATAATGCCGCGCCAGTTGGANTAACCGACCGAGTACCGCATGTAACCGCGATACTTGGCTTCCAGCGTGTCAAAGTCGTTTTCTGCCTTGAATTCCGGACGGACACGCCAGAAGAAGTTCAGTTCGTGGACATCCTTATCCAACAAGAACCAAGCGTAATCGTTCGTGAGGTAGTCCATGATGACCACGTTCAGCTTGGATTTGATGGTGTTGATGTCGTTGAGATCCGTACCGGGACGTTGAGCGGAGTTGATGATGCGGTCTGCTTGAGGCTCAAGGTTCGGAGGAATAATCAGCGTTTTCGGACGGACGACCATCTTCAGACCTTCATCCGTCAGCGTCCGACGTGCCAGGAGGATAGCTTCATTCACGAGGTCTTCGTTGAGGATGTCCTCATAGGACTTTACTTGCGACATCGGAACTTCGATCAGGTTGCTTCCTTTAGACTTCACCCGAATCAACGGGTGTTCTTTCGAGAACAGCGGTTCACCGTCATATCCCGGTTTGGTGAAGCCGTTGTTCAGCACGTCAGCCGCGTCTTGCTCAACGCGGGCACGACCAGAACGAGCAAGGTTCTTCGGCAGTTTGTTGATCTGGTTATAGAGTTCGTCGTCAACCATCGCACGAGTTACCTTGAAGCCTTTCAGGAACTCGGTGTGCGTATAGCTGACCTCGAACCCTTGCATCGGATCGTCATACGGAACTGCCGAGTTTTCAGAAGTTCTCGGTTCCCAGGGTCCGAAACCCGTCAGACCGATGTCATGTTCAGCGTGCTTTTTGGAAGTCAGCACATGGAACACTTTGGAATATTGCTCAGGAACTTCCTTCCACGATTCAAAAAAGATCTTCCGAAGACCGGGTTCAAGCAATCGCGCCCAACCCTGTTTGGAGGTATCCAGCGCCATTAACCATCACCTCTACTTCAATTAGTCAGGCAAAAAGCGTACGTCTTTCATTCGCGCGTATTCATTCGGGTCAATGCCCATCAACCGTGCGGCTTCCAGCTCCTCTGCCGTTAGGCTGGCAGCGCCGGTATCTGCGGCTTCAGGTGCTTGTGAAGATTCCACATATTTCATACCTTTTGCCCGAATGTCGTTGACTATTTGCTGCTTGGTCTGGTTTACGAATTCGTCCCATCGGTTGACCAAAACCTTGCCGAAGGCAGTTTCAAGGTCCAAACCTTGGGAATCGGCCAGACTCAAAACTTCCGGGTAGAGTTCGTCAAATTGGGGGAATTTTTGCCGAAGCTCTTGGACTTGCCTTTCGCGGACAAGCTCATTGAGTTGCTGTTCGAGGTAAGTCACTCTGGGGTCTTGGAAAGTTGTGTCGTAGGGGACTANTGGAACTCCNGGATTCACAGGATTGTTCGGGTCGTAAATGTTTTCAGCTTGAGTAGGAGTTTGTTGAGGATATTGATGGGAAGCAAATTGCCGACGGTAAAGTTCCAATTGCTGGAGGGCCTGTTCAGCAGTGATGCCCGTTTCCTGTTGGAACTTTTCCCATTTTTCAAGAGCCGCCAGTTTTTGGGACTTCTTCGTGAATTCTTTTTCCAAATTTCGATAAGCCTTTTCGTAATCAATCGGTTGCTGTTGCTGTTGATGTTGTTGCTGCCCGTCGAAGCCTTGACCCTCTTGCTGGGGTTGTACCTCGAGGGTTTGTTGATCTTGAACTTGACCGTCCATAAACGATAGCCTCCTTTTGACTGTACCNGTTCACGCAAAAGGACTGTACGCTCCAATAAAAAGAAGGAGGAAAGGTCGGGCGTTGGCCAACGGTAAGGAGGGAGGGAGGGTATCTGACAATGAGATGATAAGTCTAATTTGACCCGACCTTGTGGGGAGATTAGGGAAGGAGGTGAGAGGAGCGCCTTGGTCCCNGNNTTGCGTGACAAGCCTTGGTCAATATACTGCTCCACTAATACTATAATACCTAAGTTACTGAGTAGTCAATACCCTTTTGAGTAAAATTTTGTCAAAAATTTTCTCATACCACCTGGAAGTGCGGCCCAGTGGTTCGATGTAGCCTTCAATATCGACAGCCGCAATCTGGTCGTGCTTGAACAGGTGGATGGTCCGTTCAAGTGGACAATGCCAAGACCAGACTTTGTACTTTCCGGGATTCCTGAACCAATCCATGAATTCCTGCGCTTGTTCATAGTTTCATAGTCGTCCAGTTCTTGGACAAACACTTCACCGTTAGCGAGGTGAATGGTTACTCTCAATTCATATGGACCGAGGGGAGGCAGTTCCGGAAAGTCAAGCATCGTTTCACACCGCCCTATAATGCGAGTTCTTCAGGAGCCATACGCTCCAACTGCTCTCTTGCGTCCTGCTTGGAGTTGGTGTTTTTCACGTTCATCCCACCAGGAAGTGTCGGACGGCGGTTCTCAAGAGCAGTCAGGCGGGCAAAATCAGCCTGCAAGGACGGAGACGCCATACCTTCCGGCAAGCCTCCCAACTGTCCAGCCAGTTCCGCTTTTTCCTCCAGACGCTGGAGGATCTCCTCCTTGTACGGGAAGTTCATCGTCTTCATGACTTCCATAGCGTCAATAATGCCCATCTGATACAGTTGCATGGCCATCTGCTCGATGTACGCTCTGGACATCGGCGTATCGAAGCCGACAGCCACTTGCACATCGAATTCTGGAATGACCAAGTTGCCAGCCTCGTCAACCTTGGCAAGATCGTCGCGGTTCATTTGAATCCAGCTCACTTGACGGTTTTCGTCGAGATAGCGGAAGTAACGGTCTTCNGTGTAGAATTCGACAGCATAAGCAATGATGAACTGGGTGAGTTCTTTAATCAGCTTCGCTTGTTCTTGCAACTTCAACCGNACTCGGGCAGTNGCTTGTTCTTGNAGGGCAAGNATCCCGCTTGCGGCTGTNACCGAACCGGGAGCTTCACCAAGGTAAAGCGGCGACACGCCTGTTACCATTTCAATATCCTTCTGAATCAGTTGAATGAGGTTGATGACCCAAGCTGGGGCGACAACGCCGTCCAGTTTCTTAATCGCATTAACGTCATTGGTGGGAATCACTAAACCAGGCTTCCAAAGTTGGTTGGCTACGTCCCGAATGTTCTCGATTCCGGAGGCTTGCTTATCAATAATCAATTGACCGTTTGCCAATGCCACGTTTTCAATGACAATCTGAATGAGCTTATTTAAAATGTCTTGAAGCTCAAGCAACTGTTCAGTCTCAGACATGCCCCAGAAACTTTTTTGAACAGGGTAATTGACGACTCGGACAAACGGGTATTTACCGTGCATGTAAAAGTGGGTATCATAACGCAGTAAGGTTTCTCCTGCCACGACAATCCGCACCAGGCCGTCTTGCGGATCTTTGCGCCAGTATTCAATCAAAGTGACCTGTGTGTTGCGCGGGTCTAAATCCGTTTCGTCCCCGTAAACGGCAATGTCCGTGAAATGGCTGTCCGGCACGATTTCATTGGCCTTGTCCGGGTAACGTCTGCGGACGTACTCAAGCGAACGGCGTGTCGCCGTCATCACGTAATCGGCGTTCTGGAGGTCGTTGACCTCGTTCGGGTCGATGAAGAAGTTGACCGGATCGACCACTTCAAAAGCGACATCACCCAGACCGTTCAACTTGGTCGGATCAAAGTAAACCTTCCAAATGGCCGTACCAAACTTGAGCCTTGCTCGTTCGCCAAGTTGGAGAGCCTGGGAGATGTTATTTTTGTCCAGAATAATCTTGACAATTTTCGTGAGGTCTTTGGCGACTTCTTCGTCTTCCGGCTGGACAGGGAGGACGATGGGGTCGGGAACGTTGGTTGTCAAGTAAGGCATCAGGCTTTCGACCGTGGTAAAGACATAGTTTACAACCGGTTTCACCCGTTTGGGGTCGATCTTTTTGTCTTTCCAGTGGGCTGCCCGGTAATAGTCCTCGAATTTCCGCCATTTTTCATGCAAACCGCGCTTGGCTTCCAGGGCGTATTGATAGTCCGCCCAGACTTTTTCTACGATTTGCTGCTGTTGTGTTTTGGTTAGCTTCTTGGGTGTTGCCATAACTACTCACCGTCCTCGTAGGAGTAAGCCCCATTTTTAAGTTCTTGAAGGTGTTCTTTAAGTTTTTCGTAATTGTATTTCCAATAATCTGCCTCGTTGCGCCATTTTTGGGCTTCAAGTTTCCAGTATTCTAAATTAAACCAGTCCCGAATAAACTTGAACACGGTCGATGTCCTCCTCGCCATCGTCATAAAAATCTGGGATAGGGGGCGGAGTGTAACCCATTGCCACGGGTTTGTCTAAGGTGAATTTAGGTACACCCATACAGAGGTAACGTAAAGCGTCGCAGGAGTGGTCTTTGTAGGGATGAGGCTTTTCCGGCTCGTTTCTGCCGGGTTTGGGATCTTCCCAGCGATACTGGGAGAGTTCTTCGATGAGGTTTACGCAGCGTTCGGAGATGATCAAACGGGGTTGGCCGTCCGGCTTGCGCTTCAGGTATTCTGAAACCTTATGGATTCCGGCCATTAGGTCGTTATTGCCGGGCAAAACAGGAACACCGTGCTGACGGTATTCGCTGAAGATGGATTTACCCGTCACTGCGTTGCGGTTTTGCGTGGATGGGTCAATCCAATATGCATAGACCGGGTATTTATCAGACATGAATTTGATGTGCTTGGCGTGGTGTTCGACGAGTTGGTTCTTTTGGTAATATTCCTGGAAAACGTACAATGAACCGTCCTTGGGGTTGCGAGCCGCCCAGACGGCCGCCGTGGGGTTGTGCAAGCCGTGGTCGATGCCGACATAAACCGGCCAGTCCGGATCGGGTTCCTCATGAGGCACGACATACGGGTAAGTCGGCTGGAAATCCGGGTAGACCTGACCTTCAAAAGCCGTCCAGTCGGCGTAGATGTACCGCTTGACCCAGCTTTCGGGGTAACTGTTTAGGAGACCTTGGACGTAATCCTCTGGGAGGTAGATGTTCTCGGTGGTGGGGGCTTGGAAATAAGCGTAATCAGGGTTTTTGCCTTGGTTTTGAATGAACCGGGAATACACCCAACCCCGCTCCGGGTTGGTTGTGGCGAAGCCGGTTCTGCGGGGAACNGTGTTCCGGCGCAGACGTGATTCCAGCATCAGCCAGATTTCCTCTGCAACTTCGGAAAGCTCATCAATGTAGAAAGCGCCAAGGTTCAGGGATTTGTACTTGTTTGGATCGTCCATCGACCGGAAAATGACCACTGTACCGTTTTGGTACGTGATGGACATCTCGGTTTTATTGAACGCAATTTCAAGTTTGCCGCCCTTTAGGACTGGAACGGGTACGATTTCGAGGAACGTTTGCAGAGTGGTGTCACGAAGGTTGGTGTACGTCTGAGCGCCAACAAGGATGAAATTGCCTGGATAACGCAACGCCAAGGCGTTGACTTCTTGACACCCGCAAAGGGTTTTGCCAGAACCAAAGCCTCCGGCATACAGACGGTACTTAGCTGGAGAGGAATGAAACGCCCGTTGCGCCGGGAGGGGATCATAAAAAGTTTCAAGATAACCGCAGGTTTCACAAAACCCCCACCAGACTCCCGAACCTTGCTTGTACGGCTTGCCGCACATTTGACACGGACGCTCATTGTAAGGAAGCGCTTCCGCCATCGGCATCACTCCGTAGGTCGATCACCACGCGGTCTTTGCCGTCTTGGGACTCCTTGAAGGGATCAGGGACATTGGTAACGATGATGATGTTGGGAGCTTTGGTTTCTTCCTTCTCTTTGGTTATGACCTTCATGAAGTCAAGGAGCATTTGCTGTTGACGGCCCTTTCCTTGTAAAGCCTGTTGGGTTATCACGTTTAGGAGGGCTGGTAAC